GCCAGCGGGCCGTCGTCACTGCATCCCGGTTGCGTTGGGCGAGCCGTCTGTATTGCCTGTGCAGGCTCTCGACGTACTCCTTGGCGGTCATGCGTCGGCCTCCTTTGTGAGCTTAAGGACACGGTCGAGGATTCTGCCCTGTGCCTCAAGCGTCCGGACAGTGCACTTAAGCGCCCAAATTTCGGCGTCCAGCAGCTTGTCCTTTGCGTAGAGCGCCAGAGTGTACAGCAGGTTGATGAGCTTCTTTTTCAGCATCAGCCCACCTTCTTCCGGCTCTTAACGGTGTTCCTGGCCTGCTTGTGGACTTTCCGACTGGCCCGCTCCTCGGCGTCCTGCGCCGCAAAGCCCAAGCACATGAAAAAGACAGCTGCCAGCACCAGCACCAGCGCGGTGATAAACTCGCCGTCCGAGACGGGCTGGCCCAGCTGGGCACCGCCCTCAATGCCCATGCCGTACAGCAGGCCCACGCCCATGCAGGCGACGGCCAGCACATGCAAAACGGTGGATTTGATCTTCATGCCTCTTCCTCCTCCAGATTCAGTCCACGCTGCCACGAGGGGTAGCACTTATCGGTGTCCCAGCCCACGACGGTGTGCCACTCGCCATTGGCAAAGATCTGGATGGGTACGGACTTGAGCCCGGCCACATCTCGGCCCAGCTTGTAGATGCCAGACCCTGCGGTGATATCGCACCGGAACCAAGCGTGCGCCATGAGCGGCGCAATGTACGGCAGGCCGATGGGGGCCTGCGCCCGTTCACGGGCGGGGATAATTGTGGTGGTCATAATGTCCTCCTTACTTGTAGCTGCGCTTCTGGACGCTGGTGCGACCATAGCGCATGAAGTAGATAAAGCCCAGACGCGGGATGCGGATGGTGCTGCCGTACAGGATCACCGGGAAGCCCAGGGCTCCGGCGTCGATCTGCGCCTGGCTGCGGATGGACTGCACGCTGCAGCCCAGAAACTGCGCCACCTGTTCGGCGGTCAGGGTCTGCTGGGGGTAGGTCTCCAGCTCGTCCAGCGTAGTGGGGAACGGGGTCTTTTCCATAGATCATTCCTCCTTCTTGTCCGGCAGGGCAATCTCCATTGCCGTCTGCATGATCTCGTCAAAGCCCGGCAGGCCAAAGGCCACGATGCTCAGCTGGTCAATGCGGCTGTTCAGCTCGCCCTGCGCCTGCTGCACAAGGTTCTCCGCTCTGCGCAGCCGGTCGCAGGCACCGCCGTACAGGGACTTCCATTTTTGGAAGTGTTCCTTGAAATCATCCCGGTCTTTGATGAAGTCGTCACGCATGGCCGTGACGTTGGCCAGGGCGGCCTTGGCTTCGCTCACGGCCTGAATGGCGGCGTTCAGCCGGGTGTTGGTGGCTTCCAGCTGCTCGATGTGCTGCTTGGCCTGGAAGCTCTCGTATGCGCCGGTCTTGTGGATGGCGGGCAGTACCTCGCTGGTGACCCAGTGCTTGAAGGCCTTTGCCTTGGGCATCTTGCTGCTCAAAATCAGGCTGTACAGGCCGCTTTCGTTGATAAGAGCGGTCTTGGATGCGGGGGACGCATTCCCATTTTGGGAATCTGTCTCCTGCGGCACATCCCTGTTTTGGGCATCTGCCCTCTGTGGCAGAACCACAAGCCGCTTGTCCTCCTCATCAACATGGGCAATGATGGCCTTGCCGGGATTCTTGTACCCCAGCGCCACGGCAACGTCCTTGCCGACCAGCCAGGGCGTGCCGTTGATCTCGACGGTGCGCACCTGCCCGAACTCGGGGTTTGAGAATGTGGTTAAGTCGTTCATGTGGGTTTGACCTCCTTGTGGGTGGCTCCCTTCTGCGGTAGAATAGAGGGGCAGAAGGGAGGTGGAAATAATGAATCGTGTGGTTGTAACGCATTGGTACGATGCACAGCGATACATAAAATGTGGCTGCACGCTTTGGCATGAACGTGAAGTGGTTCTGCCTGGGATTAACAAGCAGTACACAGAATGTTCGCTGCTTTGGGAGCAGCCAGGAGAACCGGCTGAACCGGAGGGGCCCTTTATTGAAATGAAACTCGTTGATGTTACACCCAGCCCAAAACATAGACGATAGAGCCGTCTGCTGCAGTTTCTGCATCGAAAGCTATCCAGTTGCCGCTGGATAGCTTTTTTGCTACCTCGTTGCAGTCGGAAGTTTTGCAGATTCCCTGCACTGCTCGTTCTGCGTCATTTCGGGGCGGTCGCTCCATGAGCGAGAGCGTCACGGGGTACGCAGGAATATCCGAAAGTTCCTTCATCTTCTTCACCTCCTTTGGAATGAACTTGCGAAAACTAAAGTTTTGCGGCAAAAAAATAAGCGGGGATTTCTGCGTCAGGGATTGCGAGGACACGGCATAAATCACGGATTTCGGTCTGAGTGAAGTCCGTGTGACCACGCAACTTTTTGTTTAAAGTTGTAGGAGAAATGCCGATTTTCTGCGCAACATCGCTCTGCGTCATACCTCTGGCGCGGATGCGGCCAAGCAGATTTAAGTAATCCATTTGTATCACCTCCTTGCCAATACTATACAACTTGCGATTTCTAAAGTCAATACGTTTTCTAAAGATTTTTGAAAAACATCTTGCGTTTTCTATAAAATGGCGCTATACTGTGAATAAGACATGACGGAGGTACGTTCAAATGAAAAAGAGCGATTTCGCAAGTCGGCTATCACAGGCTCTCGAGGCACGAGGGATGAAGGCCGCAGACCTCTCCAAGAAAACGAAGGTAGCAGAAGGCACTATAAGTTGTTATATAAATGGACGCTATGAGGCAAAGCAAAACCGTGTGCAGGTCTTTGCTGAGGCGTTGGACGTGAATCCGGCATGGCTCATGGGCTATGATGTACCAATGGAAGCGGAGCGCTCCCAGCCCGCCCCCGCACCCCGTCCCATCCCGAAGGGGTTTGAGCCGATGCCCAAGATGAAGAAGATCCCGCTGGTGGGCTCGATCGCCTGCGGCACGCCCATCCTGGCCCAGCAGAACATTGAAAAAATCGTGGACGTGCCGGAGAACATCCGGTGCGATTTCTCCCTCACCTGCCACGGCGACAGCATGGAGGGTGCCGGCATCCATGACCGGGATGTGGTGTATATCCGCATCCAGCCCGAGGTGGAAAACGGCGAGATCGCCGCGGTGCGCATCGGCGAGGAAGCCACCCTCAAGCGGGTGTACTACCAGAACGGCACCCTGACCCTGATGCCCGCAAACGCCGCCTATGCGCCCATGGTCTACACCGGCCCGGAACTGAACGACGTGCAGATCGAGGGCAAGGCCGTGGGCTGGACCCACTGGGTGGGGTGAAAAGGTATATGATGTTCAAGAATGCGTGAAATTTTATTGAGGAGTAAAACCGTTCTTCCGCTTGCTTTATTGCGTGGCATATAATGCAAATGCATGATACAGACCCCGCCACGCCTCTCAATGATGCGTACCATGGCGGGGTCGCTTTATTATGAGTTGCCGAGGAATCCTCGGTAGTTGAACAAAACAAAAACGCCCCCGGTGCTACCAACACCGAGAGCGTTTGCAGAATGGCTTGCCCACAAGGGTACAAGACAACCTAACCAACTGTTATTGTACTCCAAAAGGGCAGGCTTGTCAAAGTGTACCCTTCTGGAGGTGAAAAGAATGTTTGAATGCCCGAAATGCCACAAGGAGCTGCCGGACGGTGCAGCATGGTGCTGCTGGTGCGGCGCAAAGCTGGTGACCACACGGAAGCCTCGTGCCCGGTCGAACGGGGAGGGGAGTGTCTACCAGTACGGCAATGCTGGCAAGTGGCGTGCCGAAATCAACATCTATAAGGATGGCGTGCGTTACCACAAGATCCGCAGCGGCTTCAAAACCAAGCGGGATGCCGTGCAGGCCCTGCCGGAGATGCGGGAGCTGGTGTTGAACGGGCAGGAGTTTGCCCAGGACGCCACCCTGCAGGAGCTGTGGGAGATGATCTGTGCGCAGACCCTGCCCAAGCTGAGCAAGGACAAAGCCAGCCATTACCGCACGGCCTGGGCGGCGCTGGAACCGCTGAAGAATGCCAAGATCCGGAACCTGCGCTATGCGCACCTGCAGCCGATCGTGGACGCCCGCGAGGGCGGGTACTACCCCAAGCGGGATATCAAGGCCCTGCTGGGCAAGATGTACACGCTGGCCCTCAAGTACGAGTATGCCGATAAGGATTACTCAAAACTGCTGGATCTTCCGCCGATCAGCGCCAGCACACGCACCGCCCTGACCGAGGACGAAGTGCAGCGGATCTGGCAGGACTACGATGCCGGCCACGAGTTTAGCCGGTACTGGCTCATCATGGCCTACACCGGAATGCGCACCGGTGAGATGCTCACGATTCTGAAAGCGAACACCCACCTGGCCGAACAGTACTGCACCGGCGGCATCAAAACGGACGCCGGCAAGGCCCGGCAGATCATCTTCCCGGACAAGATCATGCCGCTTGTGCGGGAAGCCTACCGCAGCGGCACCAAGCGCCTGTGTGAGGTGGACGAGAAAACCTTCTATGCCGAGTGGCACGACATGGCCCAGCGTGTGGGTTTGCAGCCAGACATGACGCCATATTGCCTGCGCCACACCACGGCCACGCTGCTGGCTGTGGAAAAGGTCGCCCCGGCCATTATAAAGGAAGTGCTGGGCCACACAGACTATGCGGTCACGCTGGGCTACACCCACATCCCGCTGGAAGAAAAGCTGGACGCGATGAACAAGTTGAAGTGATCAGCCGCGTGCAAGATCGTTGTACAGCATTTCGAGGAACTGTACAGCACTGGGGCAGCCGTCCAACGGATAGCCAGCCAGCTCCTGCACACGGGAAGGGTTGGTGTGCCATGCGGTCTGCGCGGCACGCCGGATGGTGCTTTGAATGGCCGTCCAGTCACTGCATTGCTTGTCAGCAATCGGCTCATAGACCTCTTTCTGGACAGCTTCCAGCCGGTCCTCTTGTTCCCAGATAAGCCGCAGGCAGTCGGCAATGATGGAGTAAGAACGCATACTGCGGATGATGCCCAGAGGCCGGAGTGTCTGAGCAATGCGCAGAGAGAGCGTGGAAGAATCAGTGATTGGCACTTTTAAACACATCCTTTCCGACTTGTGGAATATCCAAGAAAGAGTGTAAACGAAAAGTGTCGAATTGTGCCAAAAGCGCTGAAAAGCGTTGCAAAAGGTCGGAATTTGCTGAAATGCGGCGGGGCATAAAATGGGGGATTGATGGCAGATGACGAGAAAATGCACTTCCAAAACATTACATGAGCACTCCTTTTTTGTGCGGCAGTTCGTTTGAAAGTGCTTGATTTTTCTCCCCTGCTAAGGGCGTAGGTCGTCTAAACAACGGCGCGAGGGTTCAAATCCCTC